ACAGAGGCGTGATCGCCCCACCGACCGGAGTCCAGTAATCGAAACCCAGTTGCAGGAGTTTGAAAAAACGCTTGTGGAATGCGTAGTTACACACACGCTTAAAGTCTGCGTGTATCCACTCACCTATTTTGATTTGATGCAGAAAATCGCAACTCTCCGGCGTCGCCGGGAGAAGTAATCCGGAAGAGGTTTGTTTGACCAGTTGTATATGTGCCATCGGCTTTCTCCGGTGGCACGGTGTTACACAGCAGGAGTTCAATCCTGCTCAAGATTGTAGATGAGTTTATTCTTCAGCAAAAGCAGAAAACCAGCCTTAAAACCAATCTCTTTCAAAACCCGTAATGATGTGACAAATTCGTCCTCACGCAAAATAAAACCGTCCGTCAGAAGTCCATTACAAAAATAAAATAACACAGCACCGCTCTTCCTTTGTTGAGATTGCAAACATCTAATGCGGCAATGGCTGACAATCGCTCCATTCTCAACGCGCACAGCATAGAGGCCATTTTCACTAAAAATTTCACGCAATTCTTCGATTTTCATCTTCAGAATCCTTCCAGATAAATAGCTCTCCCCTGTTCGGGGTCCATCCCTCTTCTCCCTGCGCGCTACTTAAGTGAGTCGATTCTATCTGCGAAGGTGCGCGAATCAAATTCACCGGAAATAAACAACAAAAAACCCGCCGAAACGCTGAGAGATCACAGCGATGGGCGGGTTAAGTGCGGGTGCGTTGAGGATGCCTGACACATCAGAGGTGGGCGGGGATGGGATCAGCTCCCCGCCCGGTCACTCTTACTTCCTGGATTCGTAGTCTACGAAGACAGCGACCTCCGTCTGGCCGGTTCGGATTCGTACCTCACAGAGGTCTTTCCTCGTTACCAGTGCCGTCACTATGACGGTTAAACAGATGACGATCAGGGCGATTAACATCGCCTTTTGCTGCTTCATAGCCTGCTTCTCCTTGCCTTTCGGCATGTAAGAGGCTAACCTACATGTGCAAAGCATGAAATTGGCCTCAGATTAATGTTAAGCGTCTTGCCGGACGCGTAATGTTAACTGGGGCTTTTCTCTATCTGCCTTTTGGTGTTCATGCCTGAAGCAGATAGCCTCAAGCACCCGCAGTCATTCTACTTACCTCGCCAATATGAAATCAATCAGAAAGGTGCCCCATAAAATCACTCCTTCTCTTCTTTACCGTAGTGGAGTTGACCAATTTTGATAAGAGGGCGTCCCTGAGATTTGCGGTGTAGATTGGTATCGCGCAGAGAATACACACAGCCACAATATTCCTGCTGATAGAATTTTTCGCGCTTGCTGATTTCAATCATACGGGACGAGCCGCCCTGCTTGCGCCAGTTATAATCCCAGTACACCATGCCCGGATAATGCGCGACGGCTCGCCGCCCACAGTCGTTAACCTGCTGCATATTTTTCCAGCGTGAAATGCCCAGTGAACTGCTGATCACACTGAAACCATTTTCAGCGGCGTACAGCGCTGTCCGCTCAAAACGCATGTCAAAACACATGGTGCAACGGATCCCTCGTTCGGGCTCCCATTCCATTCCTTTGGCTCGTTCAAACCAGTTGTCTGTGTCGTAATCAGCATCAATAAACGGCACGCCGTGTTGTTCAGCAAAGCGAATATTCTCATCCTTACGAATTAAATACTCTTTCTGAGGATGAATGTTCGGGTTGTAGAAAAAGATGGTGTAGTCGATTCCCGAGGCCTGAAGCGCCTCCATCACCTCACCGGAACATGGAGCACAGCAAGAGTGCAGTAGTAGTTTGTTTGCCCCGTTTGGGAGCTCCAATTTGGGCCGTTTGAAATCAGCAACTGTCATAAATATGTTTATTGGGGTCATAAAAATATCAAAGAGTGTAGCATTAGAACGGGGCTATCGGAAACAGATGTGTGACTGCTCCCCGCCCTTTCGGGTGGTCTCCTGATGATTTGAGGGTGCAGAAATCCCTCCGGTTAAGGATTAAATTTTTAACAGTGCTAAATTTAATTATTCAGTTCTGGATTTTGTCGCCCTGCGTATCCGCGCTTTCGCGTTACGCTCAATCTGTATCAGCTTTTCTATATTTCTCCGCCTTTCCTGTTCCTCCTGGCGCAATAGCCTTACATCATCTGCCAGTCTGGTTTCTCTTTTTGCCACAGAGAGCATCCAGTCAAACGGCTCCACAACCGCACCGCAGATTTTACAGCGGACCTGACGCTCTTTTTCGTCAACCCGTACAGAGGCGTGATGGCAATATGGTCTTTCCGATGGCTCATAAAGAAAATTAACCTGATTACGAGGGTTATCCTCTTTTACCGGAAATAAAACAATATTGCTTAACTCATCTTCTGGTTTTATTTCCATGCTCCTCTCCTTTGATGCGAATGCCAGCGGTAATTGAAGCCTGATAGCTAATTTCATTCACAGTATCGCCTCCTGAAAATTACCCTGATAGAAAGCCAGTACACGCTGCATAGCTTCGCTCTTCCGGCACTCGCGACAGATTATATTCAGGCGCCTGTCGTAGCGGCGTATTTCTCCGTCAGGTAATGACCAGATAAGGTCCGGATCAACAACAACCGGTTTCCTCACCTTTACTCTCGAGAGTTTTTTGCGGGCGCTTTGCCAGTCCTTGCGAGCCTGTTCAGACGGGAATAAGCCGTAGCCAGAATTATATACATCACCACTTGCGACCAGTTCTATGCATAAGCGACCGACAGACGCACGACTGATACCTGTTTCATCTGACAACTGCCGAATCGTGACCCGACCGTCCTGATGCACGAGTTCCACAATTCGCGTCTTCAGTTCTTCCCGCTGTTCGGGAGTAAAAGGTTTCGCCATAAATCCTCCTGAAACTACTTAACAACCCTCGAATGGCTAACATTCGGACGCCAGCTCTCCCAGTTAAAATTCACCCAGCGCCCGCCGTTCATGACCATGCGATCCATCACCCGCTCGCCGAGCAATGTTTTCATCACCTCATAGTTCAGGTTTGTCAGCATCCCCACGCTGCGCATCGACGCTGTCCGGCGATCAACAATCTGGTGCAGCACCACCTGCTCGTTTTTCGTCTCGCGCTGAATGCCAATTTCATCAAGAACCAGCAGATCCACTTCGCACAGCTCCCGCAAAAATTTTTCGCCTGACTGCCCGTCGTCATAGCTGGCGTGCAGGGCGCTCATAACATCAGCCACGGTAACCACAATCACTGTCTGACCGTCTTTCAGCAGGCGATTCCCGATAGCTGCCGCTAAGTGATTCTTCCCGGTACCAGGTTTTCCGCTGAACGCAAAATTTGTACACCCGGTCATCAGTTCATCGGCGATGGATTTCGCCTGGCTTAACGCGTATCGCTGGCCGTCGTTCTGCACCTGGTAATTCGCAAACGAGCATTTACGGTGCAACGGCTGGATGCCTGAGCGATTCAGAATTTTTTCCACCCGCAACTGGCGATTCAGGCGGTTGATCTCCTCGCTACGTTTCTGGCCTTCAGCAAGTTGCCACTCGCGCCACTCCGCTACCGTTCTGAATGGGGCGGTTACATGTGGCGGGGTCAGTCGGCGGATGCGTTCCAGAACGCCGCCTGTCGCAATATTTTTCATGGTCCGTTACCCCCTGAAGCCTGGCGGGATCGCACTGTCCGGCAACGAGACGGTGTTAACCTGTCGGAGCAACGTCTCAGGCCGAACACCTTTCGGCGCGAACAGGCCCTGGTATTCATTGGCGATGCTGTGTCGAATCACCTGCTCAGGTGTAAAACCCTGCTGACGGAATTTTTCCAGTTCCCGTATCGCCCCGTTAGCGCCCTGCTCCGTTCGAATCGGTTTTCGCAATGCCTGTCTGAACCGGACCCACTCATGCCAGAGTGTTTCCGGCAACCAATCGGGCAGCTCAATAGCCTCCGGCTCGAATTTTTTAGACGCTCGTTTTTGGCGAGGGGGAGATCAGTATTTAGATCTTCCTCTTCCTCTTCCTCTTCCTCTTCCTCTTCCTCTTCCTCTTCCTCTGGTAACGCTTTTTGATCCGTTTGTGTAACGCTGGCAGCGTTACCTTTTCGTTTCAGTTCGCGTATTTTTGTTACTCGCTCGTTTGTAACTGAAGTGGTCAACAAAAACTGGCCACCGAGTTAGAGTTTTTCCAGTATCGATTTTCCGATTCGTTTGGGGGTAACCC